ATGGTTTATTCATATACTGAAGATCCTAATTTTGAAGATATATACTACGTTGGTGAAGTTAAAAATATTAGTTTACCAGAACTTAAAAAAGAGTTTCCTGAGCTAACAACTCAACAACTAGAACAAATACAAAAATTTCCAGGTAATACTAATTACACTAGAAACTGGACAGGTAAAGATAATAATAACACTGTACAAGTATTATATTTTGAATATAAAACTTATATGGATCAAGTATATAAAATAAAATATACTGAAAACGGTTTAGAAAAAGCTTTAGAAAAGCCTGACTTTTTTAATCCACCACCAAGCGATAACTTTGACAAGGTGTCTAGATCAATAGAAGTATTGTATTCTGGAGCTAAAATATTAGGCCACGACATAATGTTAGACTGGAAGATAGCAGAAAACATGACTAGACCTTATTCAAACACTGTTAAAGTTAATATGAATTACCAACTAGTTGCACCACACATGTATAAAGGTCGTATAGAGTCAACTGTAGAACGTATGATAGGTTTTGCTGACATGATTCAATTAACTTCCTTAAAACTACAGCAAGTGCTTTCTAGAGTAGTTCCTGATGGTGTATTTATGGATGTAGATGGTTTAGCTGAAGTAGATTTAGGTAATGGAACTAATTATAACCCAGCTGAAGCATTGAATATGTATTTTCAAACAGGTTCTATAGTTGGTAGATCAATGACTCAGGATGGTGATATTAACCAAGGTAAAGTTCCAATACAAGAACTAAATACTTCTTCAGGTGGTCAAAAAATAAACTCTCTTATATCAACATATGAGTATTACTTAAAGATGATTAGAGACGTAACAGGGCTTAACGAAGCTAGAGATGGTACTATGCCAGATAAGCAATCGTTAGTTGGTTTACAAAAACTTGCAGCTGCTAATTCAAATGTTGCAACTAGGCATATATTAAATGCTAGTTTGTTTTTAACATTAAGAGCTTGTGAGAATATATCATTAAGAGTTGCTGATAGTATACAGTTTGATTTACTAAGAGAAAGTTTAATTGATAGCATAAGTCTTTATAATGTTAAAACGTTAGAAGAAATACAAAATCTTCACTTATATGATTTTGGTATATATCTAGAGGTTGAACCAGATGAAGAAGCAAAAGCATCACTTGAACAAAACATACAAGTAGCTTTACAACAGCAGTCAATAAGTTTGCCAGATGCTATAGAAATTAGAGAAATAAAAAATCTAAAATTAGCTAATAAGTTGCTAAAACTTAAGCAAGAGCAAAAAGCTGAAAAAGACCAACAAAATAATTTAGCAAATATAAAAGCTCAAGCTGACGCGAATGCAGAAGCATCTGAAAGAGCAGCTATGGCTGAGGTTCAAAAACAACAAGCTTTAGCACAAACTACTTTACAAATTGAACAAGGAAAATCTCAATTTGAATTACAAAGAATGCAGAGCGAAACTGAATTAAAAAAGCAATTAATAGAATTACAGTATGGATTCGACAAAGAGTTAAAATCTATGGAAGTTCAAGGTATGAGAGATAAAGAAGCTTTCATAGAAGATCGTAAAGATGAGAGAACTAAAATACAAGCAACTCAACAAAGTCAACTAATACAACAAAGACAGGATGGCACAATGCCAACCAATTTTGAAATGCCTAACAACTAGGCGAATTATTATATAATATCATATCATGGAAAACAAAGAAAATATACCACAGGAGGGTGACTTTAAAGTAAAAAAGCGTCCTAAAAAATTATCCAATAACAAACCAGAATCTAACAAAATAGATTTATCTAAAAAGCCAGATGTAAAAGAAACTGAAGTAGCTAAGATAGATTTAAATAAAAATAAAGAAGATGCCATTCAAACACAAAGCGCAAATGATAGCAATGTTATTGTCGAAGAAAAGAAAGACGAGACAAGTAGCAAAGAAGTGGTTGAAGAAGTACGGAGCACCGAAGAAGTAGTTTCGCCAATAGTAGAAGTAAAAGAAGAAGAAGTTAAAGAAGAAGTTAAAGAAGCTACTAATGAATTAAAAGAAGCAGTAAGAGATGAAAAGGTAACAGGTAAACCTTTACCAGAAAACATCGAAAAACTAGTTTCATTTATGGAAGAAACTGGTGGAACAGTTGAAGACTACGTAAGGTTAAATGCTGATTATTCTAGTTCTGATGACGTTACACTACTAAAAGAATTTTATAAACAATCTAAACCTCATTTAGATAACGAAGAAATTGAGTTTTTACTTAATGATGAATTTTCGTATGATGAGGAAGAAGATGATGAAAAAACTGTACGCAAGCGTAAGCTTGCAATAAAGGAAGAGGTTGCTAAAGCCAAAAACTTTTTGGAAGAAACCAAGAGTAAATATTACGACGAGATCAAGTTGAGACCGGGCGTTACTCAGGAACAACAAAAAGCTATGGATTTTTTCAACCGATACAATAGTGAGCAAGACAAGGTAAATAAGACTCGTGAAGATTTTATTGATAGATCAAACCAGTTTTTTAATGAAGATTTCAAAGGTTTTGATTTTAAATTAAAAGACAAAAACGTGAAATATCAAGTTAGTAATCCAAATGAGTTAGCAAAAAATCAAAATGATATTGCAAATTTTCTTAAGAAGTTCTTAAATGAAGATGGGGCAATTACAGATTTAAGTAACTACCACAAATCTTTGTTTGCGGCACAAAACATAGACACTATAGCTAGTCACTTTTATGAACAAGGAAAAGCTGACGCTGTGAAAACAGAGTTTGCTAAGTCTAAAAATATTAATTCTGAACCAAGATTATCTCCTGATCCAGATGCAGTATTTTTAGGTGGTATGAAAATAAAAGCGGTTAGTGGAGTAAATAGTGCTAAATTAAAAATAAGAAAAAAATAAAAACTCAATATAATGGGACAATTCACAGTGACTAATGCTGGATTATCACCTACTCAAGATCAATCGATCCTTTCTACTAATTATTTACAGTGGAATGACGCAGCTGGTGAAAATTTTGCAGATTTTGCACAACAATATCTACCTGAGCTCTATGAGCAAGAAGTAGAAAGATTTGGTAACAGAACGTTATCAGGTTTCTTAAGAATGGTTGGCGCTGAAATGCCAATGACATCGGATCAAGTAATTTGGTCTGAACAAAATAGACTACATGTTGGTTATGATAATGTAGACAAAGTTGACAACGCTGCTGGTACAGTTTTTACTGTACAAGCGCCTCTTGGAGCTACTCCTAACGAAGTAGTTGTAAGAGTAAATCAAAGTATAGTGGTATTTGATCCAGCTTCTGGGTTAACACTAAAAGGTTTGGTTACTGCGGCTGCTAACGACGCTACTCCAGCGCCTGGAACTTTTACTTTTACTGCTGTTTGTTATACTGCTGCTACTTTTGGAGCATTAGGTAACTCAGACTTAAAAGTATTTGTTTACGGTTCTGACTTTGCTAAAGGTACTGAGGGAATGATAGGTTCTGTTACTCCTCAAGTAACTCAATTTAGCAATAGACCAATTATCATTAAAGATAAATATTTCGTAAACGGTTCTGACACTGCTCAGATCGGTTGGATCGAAGTTGCTACTGAAGATGGTACATCTGGATATTTGTGGTATATGAAAGCTGAATCAGAAACTAGATTAAGATATGAAGATTATCTTGAAATGGCTATGGTTGAAGGTGAAAAAGCTACTGCTGCTTCTGGTGTTACTGTTAACACTGCTGCTAATAACTATGGTTCAGGTACTGAAGGTTTATTCGCTTCTCTAAATGCTAGAGGTAATGTATATTCTGGATTTGCTGGTGCTGCTGCTCCTGGAGCTGGTGCGTTAGGAGATTTTGATGCTATCTTACAACAATTAGATTTACAAGGTGCTATTGAAGAAAACATGTTATTCTTAGACAGAGCTACTGCTCTTGATTTTGATGATATGATTGCTGCTCAAGCTGGTGGAGGTTATGCTTCTACTGCTGCTGCATCTTATGGTTTATTTGACAACGAATCAGAAATGGCTCTTAATTTTGGTTTCTCTGGTTTTAGAAGAGGTTCTTATGACTTCTATAAGACTGACTGGAAATATTTAAATGATGCTTCTACAAGAGGTATGGTTACAAATATCAAAGGTGTGTTAGTTCCTGCTGGAACTTCTACAGTGTATGATCAAATGTTAGGATCAAATATTAGACGTCCTTTCTTACATGTAAGATATAGAGCTTCTGAAACTGATGATAGAAGAATGAAGTCATGGATCACTGGTTCTGTTGGTGGTGCTTATACTTCTTCTCTTGATGCTATGGAAGTACATTATCTATCTGAAAGATGTTTAGTTACGCAAGCTGCAAACAATTTTGTATTGTTTACATCTTAATTAATAATTAACATTTAAAAAATAAGAAAAATGGGATATATAAAATTCAAAAAAGTCGCTTCTACTAATGGTGGTAAAGCTGATTTAATACCTTGTGACGATGTGATGCACGTGAGTGTACCAACCGCCACAGGTGTTGTCTTAACGTTTGGAGAAAACACGGCGGTAGATACTGCCACGTTGGTTTATCCAACACAGTCTGACTTTAGTACAATAAGAGATGCTATAAATGATGCTATAGAACTAGGTAATGGAGCTTCTGGCCCTGCTATCACAGTTGGTATGGTTGATATTACATCAATTACTATTGGTTAAAAACAATAATAAGATCCCGTTTAGGCGGGGTCTTTTTTAATTATTATATTATATTATATTATGGAAAAAACAAACAAAAAGCCTGCAGCAAAAGCTGTAGAAACGGTTGAACAAATCGTTGAAACTCCTAAAGTAAAAAAAGACACTTGGGAAATAAAAGATAGACTTTATTATCTTACACACGATTATGCACCGTTAACTTATACTTTACCGTCAAGACACACAAGAAGATTTCCTTTATTGTGGTTTGATCCTAAAGAAGGTAAACAAAAAGAAATTAGACATGCTTCTAACCAAAATAGTCCATTTGTTGAAGAACAAAAAGGTGAATGTACTATGGAGCATATAATATTTAAAGATGGAACTCTATTTGTACCTAAAGAAAAACAATCTTTACAAAAGTTATTATCTATATATCATCCACAGTTAAATAAAAGATATGAAGAAAAAGATGATGTTAAAGAAGCTGTTGATGATTTAGAATATTTAGAGTATGAGTTTCAAGCATTAGCTTTATCTAGAGAACTAGATATTGATCATGCAGAAGCTATATTAAGAACTGAAGTTGGTTCTGAGGTCAATAAAATGAGTTCTAAAGAGCTTAAAAGAGATTTATTAGTATTTGCTAAAAGTAATCCTACTTTGTTCTTACAACTTGCTAATGATGAAAATATACAATTAAGAAACATTGCTGTTAAAGCTACTGAAGAACGTATAATTACATTATCACAAGATCAAAGAACATTTTCTTGGGCTTCTAATGGTAAAAAGTTAATGAAAGTACCTTTTGAAGAAAACCCATACTCAGCTTTTGCTGCTTTTTTAAAGACAGACGAAGGAGTTGAAATTTTCAAATCAATCGAGAAAAAACTAAAATAACAAGTGATTATAATTAAGGGTGGTTTTATCGCCACCCTTTTTTTTAAAAAATATTAAAATGGCAATAAACGTAAATACGGTATATACCACAGTGTTAACTGTCTTAAATAAAGAACAAAGAGGATATTTAACACCTGACGAGTTTAACAAAGTAGGTGCTCAAGCTCAATTAGAGATATTTGAAGACTTTTTTGAACAATATAACCAATACGTGCGTATGCCAAAAACAGATGTAGAGTTTGCTTCTCGTATGGACAAAATGAAGGACGAGTTTCAAATATTTGAAAAAAACTCTGCTGCATCTGCTGTTACGGGTAATGTATACACTTTACCAACTGACCTACATAGGTTTGGATCAGCTTTTTACGAAAAAGCAATAGGATCTCCTGAAATAGAAATAGTTAGCAAAAGAGAGTATCATCAACAAGTTCTTTCACCATTATTGCAACCAAGCATTAATAATCCAATAGCTATTTATCAACAAAATAAATTAACGGTTTATCCAGCTTTATCAACTCCGTCTACCGCGGACATAGGTTTTAATTATATAAGAAAACCACTTGATCCTATATGGGGATATGGAGTTGGAACGTTAGGTCAGTATGTTTGGGATGGAACACCTGGCTTTAGTTTAACACCAGTTATACCATCAACTGGATCAGTTAACTTTGAAATAAGTGAAATGCAACAAACTGAGCTTATATTAAAAATATTGCAATACGCAGGAGTTATAATAAGAGATCAAGCAGTTATCCAAGCAGCTTCATCTCAACTAAATCAAGATACTCAAAATGAAAAATCATAATAAATGGGATTAATAACTGAAACAAACGCGCAATATTACTCTGGCCAACAACTTTTTACATCTTTAAACGCTGTTGTAAATCCTACTTTTACATGTACATTTAATACTAGTGTAGTAAGCGCTTATAATAATTTAGGTGTTCAAACTAGTCAAGCTTCTAATTATGTAATATACTTAGACGGCGTTGCACAAGCTGAAAATTTATCTTTTATATCTGACTCTTTAAACAACATAATTACCTTAACAGGAACTTACACTGCTTCTAGTGTTTATGTTGAATTAAAAAGCAATGCTGTAGGTGCTAATTATGGTAGTTATTCATACATAAGTTTAAAAGATATAGTAAATAACTTTATAGTAGGTTATGTGGGTATAGATAAAATAATACCAAGAGTTAAGAAGTCAGATGTTATTTTTCACGCTAAAAGAGGCTTACAAGAGTTTAGTTATGATACACTAAAAAGTATTAAATCTCAAGAATTAACAATACCTACAAGTTTGTCAGTACCAATACCTCAAGACTATGTTAATTATGTGAGATTATCTTGGGTAGATGATTCTGGAGCTCAACATATAATATATCCAGTAAACAATTTAACTAATAGTCCTTACACTTTACCATTACAAGATTCTCAAGGTATACCAACGCAAAACGAGTTTGGCGGTAACAATTTAGCAGAGCAATCTTTAACAGAGCAAAGATGGAATACAGCTAACGATAGTAATATATCTGGTAGTGGAACCAATGATAATATGTATATATTTGATTATGCTTGGTGGAAGTTAAATTACGGTCAAAGATATGGTTTAGAACCTCAAACTAGTCAATCAAACGGTTGGTTTCAATTAAATGAAAGACTAGGTACTTTTACTTTTTCTAGCAACTTAGTTGATAAACTTATAGTGTTAGAATATATATCTGATGGATTAGCTTATGATATAGACACTAAGATACCTAAAATGGCAGAAGACGCAATGTATGCTCATATAGCTTATTCTATAATGGCTAGTCGAACTAATGTTCAAGAGTTTCAAGTTGCTAGATTTAAAAGAGATAGATCTGCTAAATTAAGAAATGCTAAAATAAGATTATCAAATATTAAACTTGGAGAAATAGCTCAAGTAATGAGAGGTAAATCTAAGTGGATAAAACACTAATATGCCAGAAGTAAGGAACTTGTTTACCGGGTCTAAAATGAATAAAGACCTAGATGAAAGACTACTACCTCAAGGAGAGTATAGAGATGGTCAAAATATATCTGTAAGTAAAAGTGAAGGTCCTGATGAGGGTGTTGTTGAAAACATATTAGGAAACTCGCAATATTCAGATTTTAACTTTAGAGCAGGTACAGAAATAATAGGTTATTATGTAGATACTAATAAAGATAGAATATTTATTTTTGCTACTAACTTTAGTGATTCTTCACCTGATCAATTAAGTAATTTTCCACAAGGAGACTTAAATGATCCTGCTGGCGGTACAATACTAGGTTCTCAATGTATTATAGCATATATAGAAGGTCCTTTAACAGGAGGTAATCCAGCTAGCGGTATAATAGTTCAAGGTAATTTCTTAAACTTCTCTAAAACACATCAAATGTTAGGTGTTGATTTAATAGAAGATTTATTATTTTTTACAGACAATAGAAATCAACCTAGAAAAATAAACGTAGAAACAGCTATAGCTGATCCTACATACTATACTAATGAAGATCATATTTCAGTTGCTAAATTTGCTCCTTTTACTCCAATATCTTTTATAAACCAAAGCACGAATATGCCAACGGCTAAAGATACTTTAAGTGAGTATCTTCCAGCTAATTCCTCAGCAGTAACAGCTACTGTAATTGGATCATCGTTAACAATAAGTTTTGGTACGGTTGATATAGATATAACTAATACAACTACAAGGTTTTTAAATATAAATAAACCAGAGTTAGGATACTTTAAAGTTACTAATATATTTGGTGGACCTCCTGCAAATAGTATACAATTTGAATATCCAATAGGTTCTGGTAACAACGCAGCTGACTCAATGACAGCCGCTAATACAGCCGCAGTGTCATTAATAGGGGCAGGAAATTTTCCTTTTTCTTCTGGAAATGTACTTCAATTTGAGCAATTAAATCCTTACTATGAAGCTAACTTTGGTGGTGATGAAAATTATTTAAAAAATAAATTTGTCAGATTTAGTTATCGTTTTAAGTATGATGATAATGAATACTCTTTAATGGCGCCGTTTAGCCAGCCATTATTTGTACCTAAGCAATATGGATATTTTTTAGATAGTGCTTACGCTGGTACTAAAACTAGAAA